AAACTCTTTAACGATAGCCTGTAGTTCGTGTTCCTTCCCACGAGAACCCCAGCTATATTGATGTGACATAACTGAGGTGTTGTGTGTCAAGAGTCGTCGATCACCAGCCATAAGGGTGAGAACACCACAAGAGGCTACCAGACCCTTACCGATAGTCACTACTGGAATCTCTGACATCATCATAGCGTCGATGAGGTGGAAGGCTGAGTGTACAGAGCCCCCAGGGCTGTTGATGATAAGAGTAAGCTGCTGTGGTCGTATCTCTTCGGGCATCAGGTTGTACTCGTAGATGGTAGCAACAAGAGGCATGATCTTTTCCTGATCAAACTTGTCAACTAATAACATAAGTCCGTTCTCGCGGAGGTAGGAGCCAGGAGCCTGCATCTCTGGTGTTGGTTCAGGTGGGTTGCACTTAGGGCAGACAGCGGGTGCTGCTACAGGTTCAGAGGTCTTCGGAGTAACAGTCTTCTTCCTAGTGGCTGGTTTCTTGGCTGGTGTCTTCTTCTTAGCTGCGTTAATCATCTGTTCGAACATTCTAGGTCCTTTCTAAAGACATTAAGTTAGTGTAACACACTGTTGCTAAAAGGTCAAGATGACTTGATCTGTGCCTCATACTCACGTAGTCGTTTGTACACTGAGATGAGCTCTATGATAGTGGGCCAAGACTTAATCAAGAACTGCATAGAACCCTCTACTCTACCAAAGGCACGGATGATTTGCTGCATCACACCTAGTGAAATAAGACCACCTACAATAGCAGGAGCTAAGAAGATATAAGCAGTCAGGACATTAACTTGTAGATAGGCCATACGCACCACGTTAAACTTAAGGTACTGAAGATAACTAGTGAAGTGTATTGTACGTACATCCTCGAATAGCTCAGTTAACGCCTTAGGAGAGACAGTACCGTCGTCTTCCATCTTGACAAGGTGTTTACGATACGCTGCTTCTTTCTTCTGGATGTCGTATTCAATGCCAACCAGCCGTAAGATATAACCACTAACAACAAGTAGCAAAGTACCGCCCAATGTCCAGACGAAAGCTCCTGTAACCAATCCATATTTCCAATCTCCAAACCAGAGGATAGACAACCCTGCGCCAAGACCCAGTAGTAGTGGGAAGAACTCGACGAGAATCATTACGCTCTCTATTAGTGAAACACCTAGACCTTCTACGATCCTCGTGTACTTGATCGTGTCTTCTTGGACACGTTGTGAAGCACCCTCAATGGTACGCCCTTTATCGAAGACCTCGTGGTACCACTCGACCATTGACGCTCTCCAGCGGAAGAGGAAGTGAGCGGTGACAAAGGAACCAACAAGACTGAGGGCAACCCAGGTACCAGCCAACCAACCAAAAGATGCAAGCCCTGCCCAGTACTCACCTATAGTCACAGACCCTGGGGTGGCAAGTGCCTTCTGGACCAGGTCGTAGAAGTCACCGAACCAGTGGTTAATCTGTACGTCTACTTGTACCTGTAACCATAGGGTACCTAGTATAAAGAAGGTGCCGAGGTAGGCCCAGAGGGCCCACTTCTTGCTTGTGTAAAAAACCCACATCAACTCTTCCTTTCTGAGATGTCAGGGTTCTGCCAGTCGTCTATACGTAGTCCTTCGGCTCGTTCCCTATCTCCTTGTTCTTGGTCAAAGGAGCCACCCTGAGGAGACCCTTGCTCAGTCTTCTGCTTAGCTTGTTCTAGCTTTTCAGCATCATCCTGGTTGTAGGGGATAACGTAGAGACGATCACCTCGTTCTTTATCCCAGACCCATACCTTGATAAACTTACCTGTAGCTATATGGTGAATGTACAGGAACTCGTAGGATGGGTAGCCCTCGATGGGACTACCTAGTTGTTTAACGTAGTGTGTCTGCGTAACAGCCCCAAGTAAGATAGAAAGTGTAAGGGCTGATGCCTTAAAGAACCTACCTAACTTGGAGTAGAACATAAGGAACACAACAAGTGTAACGAGTACTACGTATACTGTTTGAATGACTAACATTATGGACCTTCCTCTCCTCTTAGTTTCACTTCGATATCAGAACGAAGGTCCACTATCTCCCCGTCTACCACCCTGAAAGCCACAATAGTACGCTCCTGCCTAGGTGACAACGTAACAGAATCCTCGTGGTGTACCTTAAAGGGTTGGAGCCCTGTTATACGAAGGTTAACCGTTTCTGGGTCACCTTTCGATGAGAAGTAGTGTACGTTGATGATGTAGTCCCCGTCAGGCAAGACCGTCATAGTAGTGATCTCGTAGTTACGGGTAACCTCTACTCGCTCCCCGTTGATAACGAAAGTGTCACTGCCTTTACCAAGGTCATCCTTCTTTAGGGTTATGAACCCGTTGCTCTTGTACCCGTAGCTAACGATCTTACCGTCAGGACCACGGGTGTACAGGTCAAGGTCTCTTGTACTCTCATCATCCCATGTCAACTCCACCATGATTACTACGGGTGGGTCAACCACCCCTGTTTTAGCGATAGGGTTTATCAACAGGAAAGCGATAACAAACAGAGAAGTGAAACCCACCAGGAGGTTAAACAACAAGTCAACGAACGCAAGGTTGCTTGAGTAACGTCTCATATCAACCCTCCAAGATGACTAGCTGTAGTTTTAACCAGAGTGACGATAGGAGCCCTACAAGGGACGTTACAAGAGCAGTAGACATACCTGATGCAAGAACTCCGATAGCCTCTGTCATACTCTCTGTGGACGATGTGTCGATCTCTGTGAAGGCTGACCCTAGTACAAGAAGGAACCCGAATAGAGTACCTACCATACCAAGGCTAAGAACTGCATCAGAGAGGAACCAGGACATGTTGTTATCTTGTCCAACCATTTTCTTAGCACGTAGTCCCATCATGGACGATGAGATAATAGCTATACCTAGGATAATGAATGTCAACATTGTGCTGTCTGCTTCGTATAACACATTACCTAGATTAAACCAGTACTGACCCCCTATAAGACCCAAGATACCGGCGTTAAACACGAAGTACCATTTCCAAGTTCTCATCTTATAGTCCTTTCCGTAGGAGGTGCAACCTTGTTGAACCAGCGATACGGGTAGCAGCCCAGTTAGCTGGGAGGTCCCTTGGTTCCGTAAAGTCGTTATCTTTCATCTCAAAGAGTTTTAAGTCTTGTGTGGTAAGTAGTAGGAACGTACCAGAGTCTGTGTACCGGGAAACCATGTACGGTATCTGAAGCGTGTAACCCATGTTGAAGAAGTAACCAGCTGTCAAGGTACCCATATACTGACCTCCTTTTAAGCCATCAGAGAAGGTACCTAGGGCATTGTTAGTCCATGCCAAATGGAACCCAAGGAGGCCCTCTGAGACCTTCTCTTTACCAGCTATAAAGGCCACAGCACAAGCGCTTAGACAGACCTCCCCTCGACGGACAACAGTTGTAAGACCGAGGTCCTTTATTGTGTACCCAAGCTCGTACCCCTCCACAGCCACACCTCCGTTAGAGGACAGGACTAAAACCCTAATGCCTGTCTCCTCTACCTTAGCTCGTACCTTTGCTGAATCACCTTGGAGGATGTCCCCTGACAGATGGATGGCGTTTGATGTGGATGTGACGATGGCTGCGTGGGCGGAGCCTATGCCCAGTGTAAGGGCTGTTAGGACTCCTGCTAAACCTCGAATCATTTGTGTATCTCCTTTAGTGTCTCATTGGCCCACTTCAGGTACTGTTCAGCTTTCGCCATGTCTTCTGTGGGGTTTCCTTTATAGAAAGCTCGATGGTTGTACTTCATTACGTTACCTCGACAGTAAGCGATGAAGCCTTCCTTGCCAAGAACTTGCTTGATGTAGTCGATACATTCCACCCCAGCTTGGTTGTAGTGAAAGGGTTTATCAATGTTGTTGTAGTTGTTATCTTCGATACCGGAAGTCTTCTTAGCTGCGGCACCTTTATAAGTAGTTTCACGCTTAGTCTTGCCCTTAGGCTTTGGTTTCTGCGGGGCCATATCTTTTCCTACTCTTAGTCTTGTATAAGTAGTTTCACGCCTAGGCTTTGGTTTCTGCGGGGCCATATCTTTTCCTATTCTGTATTAAAAAAGGGGAAGACCTTGCGATCCTCCCCGTTAGTATATCATACTTGGTTATGTTATGTCAAGGTCAACTACACTCACGTTGACCTGTATTGACGTCGAAGTAACAGGCTCCTCCCTCTTTCTCATCGACGAAGTCACTGTTGTCCTCTTCTAACTTCTCCTCTACTACATCCTCAGAGGAGGAGGCGTTGAGGATACCATAGCGTTTACCAGAGGCACGGAAAGTAGTACAACCAGATGCACCTCCGTCATACGCAGCCATGTACACAGCTTTGAACTCATCCCATGACACATCGTCACCTACGTTACAGGTCTTAGAGCAAGCACTGTCTACGTAGCGTGAGGCTAGGTTAAGAACCTCTACGTGGGTCAACACAGGGAGGTCATCAGCCTTGCGGCCTTTAACACCGAATGTGCGGTAACCGTAGTCGTCTACACGTTCAACCCGTGGGCCATCGAAGGTCTGGATAGTACGGTCAAAACCGTAGGAGAAGACTGGTTCGATACCCGACGAGACGTTGTCAGCTGAGAGGCTGATAGTACCGGTTGGTGCTACACTGAGTAGGTGGCTGTTACGGATACCATAGCGGCTGATCCTATCCCGAATGTCTGTTGGTAGTGTCTTTGCGAAGTCACTGTCGAGGAACTCTTCGCGGTACAACGGGAACGGTCCTTTCTCAGCCGCAAGAGATACAGAGGCTTTATACGCTGTGTCACGGATAAGCTTCATGATCTTCATGAGAGTAAGAAGGAACATAGGGGAGCCATACTCGTGGCCCATAGCTTCGATAGCGTTAGCTACACCTGTGACCCCAAGACCCATACGTCTTTTAGACTTAGCTTCTGCCTCTTGTGAAGGAAGAGGGTATACTGCTCGGTCAACTACATTGTCCATAGCACGTACGACATGCGGGATGTCATGCTTAAGGCTCTCGTAGTCAAACGAGTAGGTACCGTCACACTCGTAGATGTACTTGACTAGGTTGAATGAACCAAGGAGACATGCACCGTTTGGTGGCAAGGGTTGCTCACCGCATGGGTTAGTCGCTGCAATAGTCTCGCAGTAGTGCAGGTTATTCTTCTTGTTAATACGGTCGATGAACAAGATGCCTGGTTCAGCCCAATCCCATGTACTACGCAGGATGTCATCCCACAGGGCACGGGCATTGACAGTGTCATAGACACGGCCTTCAAAGACTAAATCAAAGGTATCATCTTCTTTAACAGCTTGCATGAACTTGTCTGTGACACCTACTGATAGGTTGAACTGTGTAAAAGCTGTTGAATTGGTCTTGGCGTGGATGAATGAAGAAATGTCAGGGTGGTCTACCCGCAGTACACCCATCTGAGCGCCTCTACGGTGGCCAGCTGAGCTGATAGTCTTGCATACTGCGTCAAAGATACCCATGAAGCTCAGAGGACCACTAGAGCGGCTCTCTAGGCCCTTAATGAGGGCACCTGAGGGACGGAGGGTACTGAAGTCATAACCGATACCACCTCCAAGCTGCATAGTCTTAGCAGCCTCTTGTGCTGCGAGCATGATACCTTCCATAGAGTCAGGGATGGTCATACTCACAAAGCAGTTGTAAGCCGTGACGCGTCTAGGAGCACCCATAGCTGATTGTACCCGTCCAGCCGGCATGAAGCGCATGTCGTATAGGATATCACGGAACTCTTGGAAGTGGTGCTCGTCGTCCTTGAGTGCGTTGGCAACCCGTGTCATAGCCGCTCGAAAGCTCTCACCCTTCGACCGGTACTTCATCTGGTGAATCTCTTCAGACAGACCGATTGTTGGGCCTACTGGGCGGTCTGATTCTGAGTTCTTGATCATAAGCTATCCTTTAATGTTTGTTCAATTAGTTGCATTACATAGTGGTATGAGTTGTATTCACTCATCGGTTACGTCCCCTTAGTCGTCCCGAAATGGAGCTTTGTGAAATTCCAACTTGTTTAGAAATAGCATCTTGTGACATGCCCAAGTCGTTGTACATATAGTACAGGTCTTCTGTTTTTACATCGTGACGCCATCTGCCGCTTGTTTCACCTTGGCACATGGTTCCGTCTGCCCACTTGTCGTCGGAGTTGGATTGTGGGTTTCCAATGTAGAGGTGAGCGGGGTTGACACAAGCTCTGTTGTTACATGTGTGACACACTAGCTTACCCTCGATGGCGTCTCTTCCATAGAGAAGGCCCATTATGGTACGTGACACATTCTCCAACCTACCTTGGTACTTAGCTCTGGGGTAACCATCCTTGTCTTTAACCCCGTGAGGCGTCTCTACGCAATCACCGATCATCGCCGGAACCCCCTAGCACACCTCTTGCTTGGCGGTCATCTAGTTTATCTACATTGAGTTCAATAACCTCCTCAAGGCTGCTCTCGAAGTAGTTAGCTAGGGCGGTAGCGTAGAACACTACATCACCTAACTCTTTGACGATGTCTTGGTTAGAGAAACGATTGGAGTCTCTAATAAGTTTCTTTATCTTCTCAGCTACCTCCCCTGCTTCTCCGACAAGACCTAGTGTATTCTCAATAAGCCTGTCATTACCTTCTGTCATGATCTTATCTTCAACCCAATAGGAGTACTCCATAGTATTCATTGACCAACCTCCTCCGCCAACACCTGTGTGACAGAGAGGTCATCTAGGTCGTACAAGGCGTTCCTAAGTTGCTCAGACAAAGTAGCCTGTCGTTCAGCTACATCCTCCGTTAAGTAGAAGTAATCCTCGTCTACCTTAACCTTCATCGTTACTACATATTCCATAAGTCGAACTCCCAGTTATATCACAGTGTTGTCTTTACGTCAAGATAAAAGGGATGACTATTTGTCACCCCTGATACGATCATGTATGTCCTCATCCATATTCCCGTCTAAGTGTATCAAGCGATACCCATTGAGGCTCATAACAACCATCGGATACATTTCTTTTGATGAGAACTCCTTTCCACCACTCCTTATTAGCTTGCCCAGCCCAAGCCTCCGCAGCGCCCTTATAACAGCCGACCACCGCCCCAATTGAACCATGAGAACCAACGTCGTCCTTAAAATACATATCGCGCTTATGGCTGTGACCAACGCTGCAAGAGCGATACCGCTTTTGGATGAGAGCGTAAGCGTGATGTACACCACTAATGGCACGGCCAAAGTTACCAGTGCCCACGTAATGAG